CCGCGGTGCATCAGCTGGTAGCACATTTTGGTGAGGGTCGGCATGACCCAAGGGTTTGCCTCTTTGAAGGCTTCGTATTTGAGCATCTCGGCTGGAACAGCGAGAACGTCAAAAAGGGATTGTTGCATTGCTTTCCTCCTGCGGTCGGGGTCCACCTATTGGGGGACGCACTTGGTTGCCAGTCATTAGACCGACTCCCAGACCAAATGTCAAGTCACCGCACGTCAAGTGTAGGAAAAGCCGCTATAGCATCTAGGACGGCTTGTGGCAGGTTGTCTCCGCAAACGTAGCGGATATGCCATGCTTCTGCGTTAGCGCCGTTTTTGACTTCCCATGAGAACCCAAACTTTAGGGCGTTGCTGGTGGAGAATCCGTCGCCTAGTAACCATTCGAGTCGTTTGCCTGAAGCTGACGCGACATCTATCGCGAGTCCCCAGCCGTGATTACTGGTGGAAGGGGTGCTTGCTGGGGCGAAACCTTGCTTTAGCCACCACACTTGACCGTTGTATTTGCGGGTCACTTGGGGTTTACGAAAGTTTGGTTTGGCTTCGTACCGTTCATTGAACAGGGCGGTTTGTTGGGCTAGTGGGCGGTATGCGCCGACGTGCTTGAGTTCTATTCCGTCAAAGTACGCGGCGAGTTGTAGCGCGTTCCATGCGGTGGCCGCGAGGCTGTGCAGTTTGCCGTTTGGGGCTTTGATGTCGCGTAATAGGGCTGGTTTGATTTCGCCGTTCTTTTGACCTTCTAGGTCGGTCGGCATGATCAGGGGTAGTACCGGGTAGTCAGTCATCTTGGTTTTGTCCCTTGTCTTTGAGGCCGTTACTGGCGAGTAATCCTGTCAACGCACCAGCCAAAACCAGTAGAACGCTGGAGAGCACTTCCCACGCTTTGGAGTCGTTGGGTGACACTTCCAAGGGCTGTACGATGAACGCGAGTGAGTAGAGGATCATTCCGATACTCATAATGAATGTCAGCGACAATGCAAATCCGACCATAAGTACCAGGCGCGCTTTAATTTCGGAGTTGGTGTATTTCTTCACGGTGTGGTTGCTCCTGTTGAGGTGTCACATCTGGGCGCTGTGGGTTGTTGTTCGCAGGTGTGTCGAGTGCGGTCGCTACACCCTGTAACGACGAACATGAGGACAACTGCAAGAGCGGCGATCACGGCGAGCGTTTTCATGGTGTATCAGGAAAGTCGGCTTCGGGGCCTGGTGTCCATGTGGCTGGGAAGTCTCGTAGGGCTTGGCGATAGGTCGCCCATGCTTCACGGTCTACGGGTGAGTCAATCGTTTGTGTCCAGTCGGACTCTTTCAGTAGACGGTCACGGTGCAGGCGCATGCGTTCCAGCAGGTGTTTGTCTGGGATTGTGTCCCCGTCGAATGGTGTGATTAGGTTAATTGTCATGGTTATACCGCCTCGTAACAAAAATTGATTCTAATAAAATCGCCAGCGGCCCAAACAAAAGTTGTTGATTGGATTGAACCGGCAAGCGAGGCGCCACCAGTACCTACGCCGAGTAATCGAGTGGTGGTATCGGTCGCTAACGAATTTTGAATCGTGGCAAAAGTACTTACATCTATTGCGTGGGCGTTTCCAACATTTGTTCCGGAAGCCAAAGCGGTAATCGGTAGTGAGTAAAAGTAGAAACCAGTCCCAGCGGCAATACCAGTTCCGTTAAAGGTAAATGACGCTTGACCAACAACAATTTTGTTGATACGGGCATATTTACCCGTAGCAATTCCTGTACTCCCAAGATTAGGGTTTGTTGTTGAGGCGGTAATTGCAGGTGTGTAGGTTTCCCATGCGGCCCCAATGGTGTTAAGCGTCGCCGCAGTCAACACCTGCCCGCTAGTCGTCCCTGCTGTCCACTGTGTAGCCATAATGTTTCTCCTTTATGCCACTCGACTACTGTCAAGTATCCCTAAATATGTGTCGTCCAAAATGAAACTCTGATACTGGTATGCGGGCAACAAACCTAACGTTACTTGACAATCCGACGGTGTAGCCGAAATACGGCGACTAGCAATGACCGACATTTTGGTTTGTTGAGCGCACCCGGTCGGCGTATAAGTCAGTTGGATGGGTTGCCACATCACCGACTCAATGTCAAGAATCTTGTTCCAAAACGGGGCGGCGGCGTCAGCAGCTGCGGACTGAACCATTTTAGAACTGAACGACAGTTCCTTCGGTGCAAAAGTTATTTCGCCAAAACGGTTGACCCACGAGTCATTTGTGCGTTGTTGGCTAAATGCGCTGTCAAATGGGGTAAATCCTGCTTGTGTGTAAGACCTGAACCGTTGACCATATTTTGTGGTACTGGTTGAGTTAAAACTTGTAATTGTGTTGCTTCCTTGAATGCTGGTTGTGGTCACATAGTTAGTGAGTTGGTCCTCGTCGTAACCAGTAACAAGATCACCAATAGGTAGTTGTGTCCCTGAAACCGTTTTGTCTTTGAAAAGAAAAGTTGTCCTGTTGGCGGCGTTTCGAGTCATTGTGTAATCAATAAGTTCGTAACCAAAATCAGGGTTAGTTAAAGTAATTGTTGTCGGAATAATCATTGCAGGTCCGACAGGGGTAATAATCAGAGAAATAGACGAATTAAGACTGTTGCCAATTCCGTTGGTTGCTGAATAAACAACATAATTATCTGTTAACAATTTTGTGGTGACTGTGTAACCAGTATTAGTGCCGCCGAGTGTTGGCATTTGAGCCGGATTAGCGGGAGTTGAGTTTTCATAAAATCCTTCAATATTCGTTGAAGCGTTGCCACTTACAGCAGCAGTTCCTACTGTTGCGGAACGACCGCCAGCAGTCAAAGCGTCAATAAACGAAATAGTGACATACGAGTTAATACCGTTGTCATCCAACGCAAACTGGTCAACAATCCCATGAAAGAGTTTAAAACTGGTAGGCACACCGCCAACCGTTGTAGTTCCGTTAATAAGTACGGCCTGATTAAACCAGTCAACCGACCCATAGGTGCCACCGCCACCCGGTGTAAAAGACCCCGTGAAATTCTTAATAAGCATTGAGCCTTTACTGGTACCGATCTCAGCCAACGAAACCTGCGTGTTTACATTGAACGACATGACTTCCGACGTGATGTCATATGAAGCGCCAAGGTTGCCAATCGTGATCGTAAAGGCGGTTGTGATAGCCATTTAGAACCTTGCGCTTGTCGTGGTCTGTAATGGGATCGCACCGTTCTGTCGAGCATATTTTTGGATTGCTCGCACCACTGCGTCAGGGTCGCCACCGTTGACATTGACCGTGATCGTGTTGCCACCGCCACCTAGCGCATTGTTAGGTGTGATACTTCCAGACGAGCCAGGCGTGAACAATTCGGGTCCACGCTCACCCACAAGGTAAGTCGAGCCACCAGCCACGGGACCACCATTAGCACGCTTGCCAGCAACTATGCCGACACCAAAACCGAGGTCAACACCGTAACCAGTTTTAAGATTTTTGAGGTACCCAGCAGCTGCTATTAGATCGCCACTGTCAACAAAGATCTTGAGTTTGTTTTGCTCGCCAAATGTGAGGTCCAAGTCTGTCGCAAGAATTGCTAAACGGTCAATGGCGTCTTTCTGTGCAGCGTTAAAGACTCGAACCTGTTCAGCAGTTCCACCGAACGCTTCAACGCCTGCAATAAAAACTTTGTCCAATGATTCCTCAAGAAGGTCAAACGCTTCTCGAATGTCAAGGGTGCCGAGTAGCGTTTGCCAGTCGGTAGTTAACGTAGTAACAACTTCTTCTTGTTCGTCAAGTGCCTCATTAATACCTTCAATGGCGTCAATTCGACTTCGGGAATAACTGGTGTACTTGTCCATTTCGGCGTTAACGCCAGCGATTTTTTCTTCAAGCAACCCTGATCGACCGTCACCACGAGCAAAGAACCCACCTGTAGAAAGATGCAACAAAGGATCAGGAATCTTGCCGACTGTGTCACTAATTTTTTCAGCAATTTCCAAAATATCAACCAAAATTGGAACAAGAAATTTGCCGACCTCTAAAGTGACAGCCTCAAATTTGTCTTTCAGATCGTCTACTGCGTCGCGGTAATCCTTAGCGTTTCTTAAATCTTCTTCGCTAATAACTTTTGAACCCGAAACACTGTCAAGAGACTTTCGGAGATCGTCCGCGCCCATGTCAATAAGTTCGGCCATCCCTTGCCAGCCTTTGCCAAGAAGCTGCGCGGCGACTGTTGCTTTTTCGGCTGGGTCCTTAATGTCCTTAATTCGTTGGATCGTGTTTAGGAATGTTTCGTTGACGTCTAATGAACCGTCGTTTAGATATACGAGGTCTACGCCAAGGTTTCGCACTTTGTCCGGGTTAGCACCGATTGTTTTGTTAAGTCGTCCAATAGCGCCCTCAAGGGCATCAACTGGAACACCAATGTCCCCAGCGGCTTCTATGTAACGTGACGCGTCCTCAACCGCCAGACCTGTAGCGTCACCAAATTTTCCTGCCGCTATCGCGAGGTCTTGAAAATCTCCAATTGCTTTAAGAGCAAACTTCCCTAAAGCGGCACCAGCCGCAATCCCAAAAGTAGCGGCGTTAGCGGCGACGGCGTCTAAAGCGACTTTTGAGCCAGCCTTAAACTTGCCCATCCCACCCTCGGCGTCAGCAACGGCAGTCTTAAAATTACCGAAAGCGGCTTTAGCGGCTTTAATACCTGAGTCTGAGAACTCGGTAAGAATCGGAATGTTAATTGCCATTAGCGGTTCACCTTCATCAATTCTTTGTTTGCTTCAAAGATTACTTCTTTGATAACAGGCTCTAAGGCTTTTTGGAAGTCTGGGATCGCTTTTTCGCCACCAGCCCAAACCATGCGCGACGGACCGCGCCCAATCTTTTGCGTAAGTAATCCCGAAAAGTTTGGGCGACTACGCGGACCACCACGGCCTCTACCGCCACTCTTGCCAGCCATATCTGCAATCGCAAGTGCTGCACCTTTTGTTCCGACGGTGATTGTTCCAATGGTTTCATATTGAGCACCTTGAGTGATGTTGCGTTTGCGTGCTTTTCGAGTGTTGGTCTTAACCACAATGTTTTTGGTCTGACCGTTCTTCCACCCGGTACGCCAAGGTCCGTCCATGCCTCTAGTAGGCGACGACGACGGAACCAGTGGTGTAATTGCGTCAACAACAACTTTGCCAAGTTCTCGAATTTGTTTGCCGTAAGCGCGACGCAATTTAGGGTCAATGGAATTGATCGTTCGCAACGCCTCTTTAAGGCCAGTTGGTTTCAGATCAATTCCCAGACTCATTTTTTGCTCTCGTTCTGCTCGATTATTAACCTGATCATTTCGTCAATGATCTGAGCTGGTGTTTCCATCAGATCCAACGGACTGATGCCTGTACGAACAGCGAGCTGCGCGATCAGGTTTGTGGCTCTTCCTGCGGGCCCTGTTTGGCTTTTGGGAGAAACGTAATATCCATGACGTTTTCAATCCAAGTGCTAAACAACGGAACCACAATCTTTTTGGTTCGTAACGCATCCCAAGCCAACCATGCGAGAGGCTTGAACTTCATGTCCTCTAAGAAACGGCCCACGGAGAGCGTGGGATGGTGATCTTCCCACCTGCACGCAACTCCGTAAGTGATCGGTGCTTCAAATGTTTCACCGTCAATCATTTCTACTTTTAATGTCATGCCAATCATGTCGGGGTCCTTTGGTTAGTTGTTGATTACGGGTTGGTGATGTCGCGCACCCAAGTGCCTCCGACATAACTGACGCTTACTTGGCTCAATTCACCAACAGTCGTTACGATCGGCGTAAACGAAGCCAACATCGCATTAGAAATCGTATATTCGGGATTACTGGCAGACTCGGTTGTGCCTGCTGGTGAGATGACCAAAGTGGTGGTGCCGTCGCCGACCTGATCAAACAGGGTGGCTTCAATTTCGCCTGTTCCGTAGTTCATAAACATCGTCAAGGTGACGTTCACCATTTGGAGGCCCGACACGAAGCGGTGCCCGGTATCGCCGAAGGTCGTGGATTCGAGTGAGTCGTAACCGATCTCAAGCGAGGCCGCAGAAGTGTTCTGAGTGACATCCACTCCACCGATGGTGACGGTTGGGTTGGACAGGTAAACGGTTTTTGTTGTGGGCATGGTTTTTCCTTTATGGGATGCGCTTGGAAGCGATTCTGATAGTTAGGTCGTATGCAGGTAATTCTTGTGAACCGATCTGTGCAAGCGACGGTGAGCCACTTACAACGGCGATCGGGCTGTTCATAATGGTATCGCAGACTTCAAGAATGTAGTTTGCCGAATCGCTGTTGCCGGGTGGCGCGCCAAGGATTCGGAGATCAACTGTGATGTCTGCGATTTGGTTGTTGAAACAAGTGAACGTCGGTAATTCCACGAACACGGTGAGCGGTCGTGCGTTGCGCGGATCGGTGACAGGCTTGAGCCCAAGGGCTGTGAGCGACGCTGACACGGTGTCAACGGTGTCCGTGAAGATGCCTGCCATTTCATGCACACTGCGATCGTTTAATGCCGAGCAACTGGTTTACTCGACCTAAGGTCATAAGTGGTGGTCCTGTCATGTCACCAAACGACGCGTAGCTGTCTCCAGTTGTGCCGCGTTCACGGTAGAGCCCTGCGGCGTAAAGCGTGGTTCCTAACAGTGCAGCACTGTCAGGGGCAGTCGTCAGACTGTCGTGGTAACCAGCCTGCACGCGACGCCTGAAACACCATGAGTTCGCAGCTGCAACACAAGTTGTTAGGAACGCGGTGTCATTTGCCGTGGCCGACGCGATCCCGAGAAACTCTTGCACAGCTGCAACCGTGGTCCAAGTGCAGGACTGGGTCCAAGTTACTGTTCCAGTCGCTGAAGCTCTTTGATAGTTATCGAAGTTTGATTTGACAAGTAGTTGATTCGTGATGGTGACTTCGTAATCAAATATGAAATCACCTTCAACACTGACACCAACAAACCCAAAAGTAGGGACAGCCTGAACGATGTAAGTCGCATCAAAATTGTTTCCTACTCCTGCAACAACGATCGTTTGACCGATCGTGATGTCGGTTGCCTCGAGAGTCTGGATCACGGCGTAGTCGTCTACACGTTGTGCGTGCGTGACGGTGAATACGGCCATGATCCAGTTCCTCTCTTAGTTTTCGTCTATCAGACGAAAGCGGCCTTAATGGCAAGTTCTGGGGAAACAACTTTACTTGCCCAGTACCCGCGCACTGCGATCTGCCTGCTGAGTTGTGAGGGCTGTTCCACGGAAATGAGGCCCTTATTCAATTCAAACGATTCAAGGGCACGCGGATCAAGGATGGTCATGCCAGCCGAGGTCAAGTTGCGGTCAACGACGACGCGCAAACCGAAAGCAAACGCACCCTGTGTCGAAGCAACATTGAGTGAACCGTATGCGTTCATTGGCCCCACCTGTGGAAATAACGGTCTGTCCGCCGTATCCGAAAGAGAGCCCATCAATTTCCAGACGTTTGGTGACACAGCCAGCACGGAAGGCAAGTTGCCATTCGAGCCAGTCAAGATGTCGGCAGCTGCGGTGTACATCCACTCAACCCAGTAAGCCGGGTCAGCAATTGATGCGTTAGCAAAGTTGTTGCTGTTGGTGGTGCCAGTCTGCAATTCCGAACAAGCAAGCAAGTCGGTGCGGTCCATGTAGACGCGCATCATGTCGTCAAGCAACGGTCCGAGTGCTTCAGGCTGTGACCAGTCAATTGCGGCTTCGCTGATTTCAACATAGCCACCCTGAATTGTCTTAGTGATCTGCACGTCATTGATTTCAAATTGTGACGCAGTAATGGTCGTGTTCTGTGTGGCAGTGCCCACTGAGTTATGGACGCTCACTACGGGACGAATGAAAACTGAGCCTCCCTGCGGCATGGGGCGCAAGGTGGTTGCATCAACGAGAGGACGCGAGCCAACAAACGTGTTCACCACATTTTGAATGATGGGAGTCGGGATCACACCGGGCAGATCAGGCGTGGTCACGTTCGGCGCGGCGGCGCGAATGTTTTCGTTGAGTTGTAGGAAATCACTGCCACCGCGTACGAATGCTGAGA